ACCGTCGATGTCTGAAGGGTCTGTATAGCGGTCACAGAGCCAATCATACGGTTCAAGAACCTCTGATGATGGACGGCCATTCATGAGGTTTAATTTCATTGTTGATCGGCCATAGAGACCTTCTTGCTTTTTATCAACAATATCTTTTATTTCAAAGTTGTCTTCTTTAACCCACCACTTCCAGTATTCATTCAAATAGATTTCTTTTTGTTTATCGTTGGAGAGTGATTCGTAGTATAGGTCAGGGAACTCATCGGTCTTTGAAAGAATAGTTCTGATGGTCTCCTTCATAAGTGGCACGTTCGTTGATTGAGTTTGCGTCAATCGATTGATAGAAACTTTGTCACGATATAGAGAATAGTTTTCTCTCCAATCAGGGTGACGACGTTCTTGATAGGACACAGCTCCTTCGTAATATTTTTGTGTACGAATGTGAGCTATATTTTCATCGAACTTAATTTGTGTGGCCATTCATAATTTATTTGCAAACACTAACTAATAAAATGTAGATTCTTAATGTGTATATTATATCATAAAATTGAAAAAAAGTGTCAAGTATTTTATTAACTTCCCCAATACTTCGAACCTTGATTCAAAATTGCTTGAGGGTCCGGAGCTTTGAAGTGACCTTTCTTTCCTTCGCCTTGGTACTTGTCATAAAATGTCAGCATAAGAGCGTCGGCTACGTCCGGAGATTCTTCACCTCTGGCTCTCATGTCTTCTTTGGATTCCATCATCGTAAGACCAGAACCATTTTTCTTATATCGTAAACGTGTTAGTTCGGACCAATCGATAGCAGGGTCCAACGCTCCGATTCTTTTTACCCAATTTGCTAGTCCTTTTTTACCACAATAAAGTTGAGCTTTCATATTGGCGTATTCTGGAAGTTCTTCGTCCTTTTTTGTCTTCGGATTATATTTGAGAGTTGTCTCGGTTGCCTTACCGCCTTCTTTAACAGCATTCACTTTGAATCCTGATTCAGCCATACGGTCCGTAACTCCTCCACCTACTCCAACGTCATCGATAGAAACGTCATCTGCGTCGATGTGATGTTCGCCCATATATGCGATGTTTTGCCCTGCTATGGCCATCAAGTCGTTGTTATGGTCTCTCTTTAGGATAGTGGCATAATTCTCTCCCCTAAGAGCGTATACGTTGAAATTACGCCCTCCTCGTGCGACATCATTACCTAATCTCTTCTTTCCGTAGTGTTCAGCCGTTTGCCATCTTGCCATTGAAGCTTTAATATCATCTTCAGTTAAAAGATAACTCCAACCCTTCTCGTCTACTTCTTCAGCCGTTGGGAACTTACATTCATATAAAACTTTGAAGAAAGAATAAGTTCTATTTTCTTCGATGACTTCTTGTGTCATACGTCCTTCCAATAATCCTTGGTAACAATCAACACGAATCTGATGATACTTTGGGTCCAGAGATGATTTTAAGAAATGATTACGATTGAATGGGTTACCAATCTTGAAGAGGAAGTTATCTCGTGGATCGTCACCTAGCATACGCATTACGAATGAGTGGTCGTTATCATCTATCAAAGCCGATTCATCTTCAATGATATTCTTGGCACCGAATCCCATAGCTTCTTTAGCGGAACAAATAAATACTTCACCAATCAATCCATTACCTAAGTCAAAAGAGATGTGGTTTTTATTTCGATTCCTTCTGATAGCTTCAGCACTGTCGCCATGCTCCATACGAAACTTCGAAGCGGTATATTCACAATCAAAGATATGTTGATTGATATATCCCATGATTATTTTTGCTTTGTCTTTTGTACCGGCAACGATGGCCCACTTCTCCGGATACGTTGAAGCTCTAGTCAATACGGCTAGAGCAGTTGTTTGAGATTTTCCAAAACGAGTGTGTGTCTCGCAATGAACACGAGGATATAAACGCATTGAGATAGTAGCAAATATATCGCACTGTGTAGGTGTGAGTTCGATAGGTGAGCCGTCCTCGTTCTTATACATCGAGTAAACGAGTTCATATATTTGCTGTTGTTGTTCTGTGTATTTCATTATGCAATCCACTTTCCTTTTCTTTTACCTGTGTTTAATTTTCTGGCCATCTTTAACCTCTGACTTCTGTCATAGCGAAGTTTAGGTTTTCGTCCACGTTTTGAGCGATGGTCTCGGTGAGGATAACCTTGCTCTATGTTGTTGAGTGATTTACATACTCGAGCCATTAACGCCTTTTTATTATTCTTCCGATATCACCAGTAGAAGGAACAAAGACATCAACGGTATCACCAACAACAATTCGAATAAAGTTTTTGTGCATACGTCCTGATAGATAAGCTATCATTGAGTATCCATTTTTAAATTGTATCTTGAACTTAAGAGAAGGCAAAGCTTCTGCTACGGTTCCGGTTAGAGTTCTATCCATTCAAAGGTTTGTTATTTACAAGTGGAAGGAGTTCTTCGTTCTCGAACTCGTTTCCAAGTTTCTCGACCTTTGCGACATTTAACATTCTTGATATTCCAGATGAAGGAATTAAAAGCATGAAAGATTGAGCTTGTTGATTCCATCGCATGATTCCATAATCAACAGTTAGTGATCCGAACTCGTTCTTAATATCTATCTTACAAATATCACCTTCAAAGATTTTAGTTTTCTTATGGTCCACTTGGCCAGAATACCAACATAGAACGATATTGAATAATGGTTCCTTTGTATTTGATGGAAGACCATCAGGCATAAGAGAGAATCCTCGATTGATAAGGTCCTTTGAATAAAGCATTTCTTTTTTATCTAAGTCGAACGCTCTGTATTCTCTTGGGAATGAAGTTGCTTTCATTACTGAATGATTACTTTGATTGGTTTACCATCACACAAGGCCATGAAGGCATTGACTGTGACAGTTGAGTTTGTGACATCAAGCTCACCATCTTTGTTGAGGTCTGATAATGAAGCACCAAGTAATATACAGCCGAGAATATCTTTGAAGTAATTACCTATCTCAATATTGATTCCAGTTCTATTAGGAACATTCTGAAGTCGATATTTATAAACATCTGCTTTGTCATCATGAATAATAACAGCGTCATAAACTCCCTTTGGAATACAAGAAACATTATTCTTATTTTTAAGGTCAGGAAGTTCAAGAGTTTTACCAAGAAGAATATTTTCTCCATTACGAGCTTTGAATGTTCCGAGAGTTTCTTTCTTTCCTGAAGGACTACGAGTGATAGTGATACTTGGATTATTTATAATAGAAAGAATGAAGGCCCATGTCTTAGGTCCTACTACTCCGTCCTTTGTAAGATTAAATTGTGATTGAAATGCAAAGACAGCGAGTTGTGTCTTCCTTCCAAAGTCACCATCTTCAAGAAGATTACTCCCCATAATTATATTTATATATTTTTGAAGTTCTTTTACTAAGTCGTTTTTATCTCCAAGCTTAACAGTTTTGTATACCGGAGTTGGAGGAACTATTTCAGCAGGGAATAAGATTGTAACGTCACCATAGTCGGCAAGTAATTTACCGAAATCTTCCCAAGTAAGATAGAAGCGTCCTTCCTTTCCCCATAGAGGACCCCAAGAGTTCCAGAACCAAACACAGCCAAGTTCTGCTTCTATTTCGTCCATCTGTATTTCATGGCCACCTTTTAAAGTTCCAGTAACATGAACCCTACCATCTGCGTCAGGTTTATACATTCCACTATACCATTTGATACCAGTTATAAATGGATACTGTTGTCCGGCTTTCAATGCGTCTTCGAGAGTGAAGGTGTGTTGGTATCCGGATATAGCACCGGCGTTCTTCAAAGCTTTGGCCACTGATAGTCCGTATGATCCGTAATCATTAGCAGGGTATGGAGCTATACCATCGATAACTTGAGCGTCTTGGTATAACATTAAAGCTCCATCTTCATTGAGTGGATACTTGATTGGCATAGGAAGGTTTTCTTTTACCGGAGTTGTTGCAATATCTCCTATCCCTGCATTACCAGTACATGAACCAATAAGTCCTTGATTCAAAGCCGGCATTGTTCTGTTGTGCTTAACGCTTTTGATAACAATGTTAGCTGTATTGAAAGCAAACATCTTACTTCTCTCATCGTGTAATATATTTCTACCAAGTCGGAGGTCTTTTGTAGGGATTTTCTTTTTGAAAATAGTTTTATTTTGCATTTATTATTTTTATTTAATTATAATGGTTGCGGAGGTTGGAATCGAACCAACGAACTTTTGGGAATGAACCAAACGAGATACCATTTCTCTACTCCGCTATACTTTTACTCTCTTATTATATCACAAGAAGAATACAAGTTACAAGAGAAATGGTGGATTGCGTGATTACTCGGCAATACTTTTTAACTTCACTGACTTATTTTCAAAATCAATCTCGATGATTGCAAAGTTTCTAGGAACGAAAGGACCGAAGTTCTTCTCGTATGATTCCTTAACAGCGTTTATGAATGCAGGAACATGCTTAACTGTTGTCTGTTGCATTGCTGAAGTAAGGTCTATGCGATTGAATACAACGATAGTGACAGGGAGATTCATTGCTTCTTCGAGCTTCTGTTTGTTATTGTCAACCTCATTGTCAACAAGAGGTTCATCTTCCATTACTCTCACAGGAACTTCTATCTCCTTTGGCTCTTCAAGTGATCCATCGATGTATAAAGTATCGAGATTGATACGATATGGACCTTCTACGCCATAGTTTTGTTGCTCCATATAGTCCGGTGATTCTGTTGTGAACTCATATCGATTAACTCCTTCACCTTGGAAGAGTGAGATTGTTTTTATTTTATTACTTTCTACTATTACCTTTAACTCTGTGTTTTGCATTTTTTTTATTATCTATTACTTTTTTTAATTCAACGAAAGCTCTGACTACAAGCTCCATGAAGTGACCTTGAACGTAAGCATAAACTTCTTCTCCACCGGTTCCATATGTAACTCCTTTCTCTTCAAGTCCATAGTGTGTGAAGTGGTGAAGCTCATGACATATAACTCCGTAATCATTAGCGGTCCAATCCATACTTTGAATAAGAATAAAGTTCCAAGCACAATCCTTATCATCTACCTGAAGATATAGAGCTTCTGCATTATCGAACTTAATTTCTTTACCATGTTCTTTTTGAATAAACTCTTTGAAGACATCGAAGGTTCCATAAACAAGATTGAGAGAAAGCTTTAACGTCTTACTTGAGATAGTACAAACTGATAAGTCATACCCTTTTGCTTTAACCCAACCGGATATAATTGATTGTTTGTATTCCTTATCTGTTATTACTTTGTCATATGCAACATCTTTCATTACTTCTTCGGCGTCAATATCCTTTTGATATGTTCCGTCAATTCTGTTAGCTGTGGTATATCGACCTGTTTACTATCATCTTTAACAACACCGGTAATCTTTGCAATTCTATCATTCGCTGATAGAGCAAGTGGAAGGTTTTTGTTTTGGTTTGCTATCTCAACATAACGCTTCTTGATGTTATCAGTGTTGAATCCTTGATCAAGTAATATGTGATGTCTTAACTTTTGAATGTCACGGTTTGTGAGTAGTTCGTAACCTCTTGTTTTAGCGTTGATATATTCCTTTGAATACTTTCCTGTCTTCTCATTTCTTCGAAGTGATGTCTCTACATTGTAAGCAATGATATACGATAGCGTTGCGTTGTTGAATCCTTTACCATCTTCACTACCCATATACAAATAAACAAAGCGGACCATTGCAGGTTTAAGCTTTGTTGTTAGTATTGCTATCTCATCTTTAATAGTTACCTTCACTTCTTTAGGAGGTTTTGGAGTTACTATTTTTTTGGTTTCTTTTTTCTTTGACATTTATTCTTCAATTATCTCTTTATACTTTTCAAGCATTGTTACTCCACCTCTTATCTGTTCGATTGAATAGGTCTCTATTCCGAAACTATCCAAAGCGTCTTTGGCCATTCTCAAGAAGCATTCTCTTATTAAAAGCTCTGGTTGATTCATTGGTTTTCCATCGAAACTATATCCGGATAGGTTTTTGTTTTTATTATGTTTAGCCATATATTTATCTTTTAGTTATAAATGTTATCTTATCTTCTTTGATTCGTTTACTTAATATCTTTAGTAGGTTTTCTCTGTGACCTTTCATTACATCGAAGAAAGGTTTTTCTTTCTCTTCTCGGATTCTACCTTTCCAATGGAACTCTAATACTACTATCCAAAGGTCTATTCGTAAGTGGTATTTGTATTGAGCTGTGAATACATTCTTTCTAGCTGTAAATACTCCTCCGCTTCTTATGTTATCGAGAACATCATCATCTAGTTTTTGATCAACACTTTTGAATAAGAGAGGTTCCTTCTGGTAAACAATAATGGCTTCGTGATACATTCCATGATCGTTTTCTTTTACCTTCGTATATAGTTTTCTCCAAATTGTCTTCATATATTATTTAAGGAATGATATCCCTAGTTCGAGCTTGTAGCTTCCCACGGTAAGTAAGGACCGCTTACACTACAAACTCAAACTAGATTTACCATATTTTTTAATAACCGCTTTGGTCCTGTAACCTATGGACCTCTCCGCTCTTGCTTTGAACTTACTCTTCCCAAGAGTAACCCCATCTTCGTTACGAACAATGAGGAACTTCTTACCTGATTTCTTTACATGGAATAGTTCGTCTTTCATTGTTTTATTATACCACTTTTTCTATATCTTTTATATGGAATCCTTTATCGTTGGCCAGACACTCTCTTCCGCAATACTTCCTTCCTATTGCCACCTTGTATTCTGGAACACTGAAGGGAAGATGACAACCGACACAAATAATTTCTACTAACTTTCTTTTCTTATTTGCCGTATTGGATTGTGGTATTGTTATTGATGACATTTATTTATTAAAGTTGAAACAATTCTTCTCTCCGGTCTCTATCTCCGGAGAGAGTATTGTTTATTTATTTTATAGAACTTAACACTTTTTACTTCCTTTCTTCATTGGCATTTTTGTTGCTACTTTCTTAGCAACCTTTTTTGTTTTTGCTTTCATTTGAATTATACTTTTTTCTTTTTAATATCGACCCCAAGTGTGATTGGCTTTATCTTTCCGGATTCAATATCTTCAATGACTTTATCAAGAGCAGGAGTGATACAGCTTTCAAAGTGTTCTCTCTCCTTCTTTGATTCTTCTGATTCAATAAGGCGAAGCAATTTACCAATACGAGGTTCAGCTCCGAATGTAACGACGGCTGATTCATTGAGAATAGTTGTCTTCTCTTCGATACAGAATCCTTCAGCATGAGCTAAATCTCTTAATACTTTCATGTGTTCATTTCCGTATTGAGAGAACTTATTTTGAACGTCTCTCATCTTCTCAATCTTTCTTGCGAGGTTACCAAGCTTGTTGATCAAGATGGCCATTACGCAAAATAAGAATATATTCAAAATTAAAATTAAAAATTGTAACATAATTATTCTCTGATTAACTCAATCTTATAATATCGAAGCAATAACTTATTGTCATTTAACTTCGCAAGTATATCTGAAGGGAATAGCATTACGATTATTGTATTTCCATCTTTGTACTTTAACTCTTCGATAGTACCGGCAAACTCTATCTCTACGCACTGGCCCTTCATCTCGTCTCTCTCTTCTTCTATTTCAAGAATGTCTTGATCGATGTTCTTGAGCTGTTGCTTCTTGCCACCTTCAAAGAGTTGATTCTCTTCGTTTATCTCGTTCTTCTTTTTCTCTAGGTCTTCGATACGAGTATTGTAGGGGTCTTCATTAAACACGAACTTAACTTTGTACTCACGGAAGGATTGAGATAAGCGAGTTTTTAACTCAAGCTTTATTCTCCACGCCATATCGTCCTTCATTTCAATTTTCTTTAGCTCGAAGGTTGAGGTCGCTACGATGGACGAATCCAAATCAAGCAATGGTTCAACCTTGGCTTTTGTTTTTTTACTTTTTGTCTGCATATGTTTTATGTATTTTATAAGTTTTAATAAAATCGTATTTCAAACGATTCTTGTATGTCATGGCGTAACCTTTTTGAAGTTCACCATTTACTGAAGCAATCTCATCGTCCATTTGTTTGATTCGATTCTTCAATGTTGTAATTTCTTCAGCACGTTCACCATCGATCTTTTTCTTAATTTCATATAGAGCTTTAGGTGACTTATCTTCTGTTAGCATTGCAAGGTAATCTTCTTCTTTCAAGTCCGGACGGTCCTGAAGCTTCTGTAATTCCTCTTGCATGGAATGTTTTGCTTTAACTGTGAGAGCATATTTTTCTTTGAACATTTCTAGTTCAATCTCGTTTATAAATAGAGTTGCTTTGTATCCTTGTTTTAGATCAAAGAGAATCCATGTCTTACCGAATATCATTGTTGCTAAAAATTGAAATATATTTTGCATAATTTTTGTGTGTGATTAAGTGACTAATGTCTTTATTATACACCCTGTATAATATACTGGCAAGGATTTTCCTGTGAATAACTTGTGGCGTTTGAACTTGCTTTGTAGTTGTGGGATAATTTAATTAAATCTTAATACTTAAAGCTATGAATCGGAACGAAAGAGAAAAAAGAGAAGTTCATCAATTCAAGAAGCGTGCCGGTTGGAAGGATTCTCACCACCTTACCCCTCGAAGTCGAGGAGGTGAAGACATAGCTTCGAATACTTCGATGTTAGACGGTTATCGTCATGACGCTTACCACCTTTTATTTGGTACTTGTACTTTAGCAGAAGCTAGAGCGGTCCTACAAAGATGGGAAGAGATGAAGAATAATCAACGGCTAACTTATCGCTTATAGAAACTTCACTTCTGGTGGAGTTTCTTTTAATACATATACTTATTGAAGCCGAAGTAATTCTCCGTTGGTGGAGCTTCTATCCCTGTCTCCGCTTCAATAGCTGTAATGAACTCCATGAACTCCGAGATTGTGAGAGTGGCCGAACTCTTGGTCATTCGGACCTTCTCTCCGAGGACATCTTTGATCCCATTCGATAAGAACTTCCCTGTAAACAATTTATGTAATGCGTCTAGGTCTAGCTCTCCGGTCTCCTTTGAAATCATCGGAAGATATACTCCCCAATAGTAACGATTTTGTTGTTGCGTTCTTTTGGGTTTTCGATTGCTAACATAGAGAGTAACCGTCTCACCTACTTTGAACTTTGATAACTGGTGACGATACCATACCGGTGAATTGATTGCGAGAGAATTATTCCCGTCTTCATCGATGGCCACCTTCGCTCCAAAATCTTTAGTATCAATTATTTGTGGACGGTCATCTTTCTTTGTTCGTGTATTACTTTTTTTCTTTTTCTTTGTCATTTGTAGTTATTGCGTAAACGGCTTCATTGAATGTAACGATATTGCCATACATTCTTCCGGATAGGTCTCCGGCAATCTTTTTAATGAGAGTATTTTTCTCATGGTGATTGAAAGCTTTGTATTGTTTTCTATATGCCTGAAGCTCCATCTTATATCTGAATCTTTTCGAGATGAGATATAATAGTAACCAAAGCCAAGCAAGGAAGTAGGAATATGATTGCTGTTGGAGGTGAACTTCTTCGTGAACAATTAAGTGATGAGGTAATTTATACTTTGCGTATACCGTATCACCGAATCCAAACGCTGTACGTTCCCAATCGCACCTGAAGAATAATTTCATAATCCAAAAGTGAGGTGGTTTTTTATTTGATATTTTTGGCATTCATTTCTTTTGCGGTAATCTCCATCTCTTTAGCTGTAACTTCATGAACTTGAACTAAAAATGAAGATTCTCCCTGTTCTCTATTAACAATAAAAGCTCGACTACGACTTGCTCCCTCATAAATTGCTTCACTTGGAATTGTGACAAACTCTCCTTCTATTATTCCCTTATCATTTGGTTGTTCAAGTCCGTCTATCATATCCTCAACAATCAAATCAATTAAAAGTTTCTTTTTCATAATCCTATGGCTTGCACGTCCGATATACTCCTGACTACGAAGTACTTCCCATTGTGCTTTTTAACTAACGCTTCGAATAATTTTTGATCAGGGGATTGATACGTCTTCGGATTACTTCTTTTAACTTCAAGACCGATGAACGTACCGCCTGCGATAACGATGATATCCGGTAACCCTCTTGGAGTATACTTTGGCAATGCTCTCATTCGTATACTTCCATTTGGATTTTTACTGAAGGCCGGAATGTTATTGAGACGAAAGAATCCCCTCCCTCTCGTCTCAAGATATTCACATATTGAGTTCTGAATATCTCCTTCTGATTCTTTCTCTTCTTTTTTATAGTCAGATAGCTTCATTATATTTGTTCAATTAAAACTTGGTAACCGTTTGATTGTAAGAATGCGACTATCTCATCAGATGGAGCATTCAAGAAGTGGCTGTATGGTGAATCATAAACTTTGAAAAGATTCGCTGTAAAGAATTGTAATTCACTCAAACACATTCGGTCTTTGGGTTGTTGAACAGGCGAACCTACTGGAAGGGTTAGAGTATAAACAGTTTCTTTTTGAATTGGTATAACTTCTGGCTCTGGAACAATTTCTACTTCAATTACACTTGGAGTTATAACTGGTGAAACCGTAGGAGCTTCAACCTTTGGAGTAACAACAACCGGAGCCGTTACTTTTGGAGTAGATACATTGGAAGGTTTAATATCCCTTGGTACCTCTTTCCCTTGAACCACTTCAGGTGTTGGAATACTATCTGAAGGTATTTCAACAATAGGTTCTGGAACCGTTTCTGGCTTCTTCTCTATAATTGTAGTTCCAATAAAAAGTAAAACAACAAACATTGAGATTCCTATTATTATTTTATTTATCATATGGTCCGTATATATTATTTAATCTATTCCTTTCTCTGATGTAATCAATCGACTTTGATACATCTATAAGTTCTTGGTCTGTTGCTCTGTTGAGCATTACCCAATCGAACTTTTCTTCTACGTCTGTATTTCGAGCTAGTGAGTGATGGTTCGGACAAGAGGGAAGTATGAAACTTTTTTTCTGAACCTGCTTCCCTGCATAAATTAAATTATGATGTCTTTCTATTGTCCGACCATAGATATTGATACCCCCGCAACCACCGAACCTAGCGAGACAGCATTTACGATAGAATGGATCGGTATTCATATCGTCGTTGATAACTTTTGGAATGTGATTCATCTTTTTATCATGCTTAAGAACTCAATAAGTTCTTTTTCTATTATGTTGCTAGGGGTTGCATTTGGAGAGAATCTGTATTCGTAATACTTCGCACCGGTCTTCCCTGAAACATATCTTCGTTCCAATAAGTTTGGATTATCAAAGTATATTTCTAGGCCATTTGTCGGACACTTGTAACTCATCATGAACCATTCGTCTATCTCTGGAACGTGGAGTTCTCCGACAAACTTCCACGTTGGTACAAACTGTTCAGCATTTTCTTTGTGTGCTTTATAAAGAATGTAAAAGACAGCTTTCTTCTGTGTCATTATTTTTTTCTTCATATAGTGTTTGTCTCTTCTACGGTGTGGCCGGTAGCTCCAAGTATTTCAATGAGCTGTATAACAGGAAGTTTATAAGCGTTTGAAGCTAGGCGGAAGTCCTGTTTGAATCCTTGCTTCGTGTAATTGAAACAGTAATCTCGGAGAGCTTTTTCTGTTTCGATTCTTACTCCATCAATGATATATATTTTATCCATAATTAAAAAGGAATATCTTCTGCGTTGATCTGCTCCTCTGGATATTCGATGTTACCTTGTACCTTATCGACCTTTTCTTTCAATGATGAGTTTGCTTTTGCAACTGGCTTCTTTGTTGTTGGTTTGTCTGGACCATCAAAAGCATTCAATCCTCCTTCGTCTTGAGGTCCTTCATTCGAACCTCCGGATATTCCTTTTGGTGGAAGCTGAACTGTCTCTCCGATAATCTCTGTACGATATACTTTTTTACCTGTATCTTTATCGTCCCATGAACGTGTTTGCAGGTGGCCATCGATAAGAAGGAGTGAACCTTTCTTAACGTATTGAGCGATTATCTCGGCCGGTTTATTCCAGAAGACAACATTGTGCCATTCTGTCTCTTCTTGTTTACTCCCGTTGTTGTCCTTCCAAGTTCTCGATGTGGCCAGAGAGAAGGTACAAACTTTATTTCCGTTTGGTAATGCTTTCAATTCAGGGTCTCTTCCTACTCTTCCCAATATCACAATTTTGTTATAATTCATTTTTATATTAACTTATTTAATTCTTCTAATGTGTGGACGACGAGCCACTTGTTTGTTTTCCATTGCAAGATTGTATTCTGAACAATTCTTCCTTTTTTATGTTTGATATAAACATCAAGAATACGTTCACCGGTAGAAGAAAATAATCGATAATGAGAACCTTCAAACTTTCTTACATCGAACTTATTCTCTTCTGCAAATTGTTGTATGTCTTCTTCATTCATAAATTATTCTGCTTTCTTACCTGCTCGATATTCTGCGTCGAGAACTTTCTCACGCAAAGCTACGGCATAGAGACCTTTGAATGCTTTAAAATCTTCTTCAGCTTCTTCAAGTGAAACATACTTCTCAATTAACTCTCCGGTATCTTTACTAAAGTTTAAGATTCTGTAACCCTTGGCCAACATCTTTTTTTCACAAGTAGAATTGTGAGCTTTCAAGTATCCGGCCACTTGGTATCTCTGACTTGAATACACTCCTTTTGATGACTTGTAATCGATAACTTCTAGGTTGCCATTTATCTTTGCGAACAAGTCCTTGCGTCCTGCATACTCGACGATTGGTTCTCCTTCTTTACTGTCACCGGCATAGAATGAATTGTAATAAATTACTTCTTCCATCTCGATGAACTCAACCTTGTTGCCATTATAGAAATCTAGGAAGGCACTGATTCCATTGATTGCTCGAGCGTGGACCTCGTTCTCGGGGTCTAGGTGATCAAACTTTGGAAGTGGTGACTTACTCAATACAGCTTTTGCAAACTCGTGAGCGTAATCGTGAATCAAATCTCCGGCCAAACTACCGGCAACTTTCTTCTCTTCAGGTTTGGTTCGAGCTTCTTCAACGATAAGATATATTTCTTCTTTGCTAAAACTCTTACCGGTCCTTGCTTCGAATGAAGATGTTATGTGACCACAAACTTGACCAACAGCCCAAGGAATCAAACTTTTACTTTTATCTAATTTATCAGTGACAGCACTTGGAGATAACATGGACCCATTACCATCGACACGAATGTATCTAAAGTAATCTCCCCATGGCTTTACTTCGAGCGTGACTTTCCCTCCGTAGAAGGAATACATCACACTTGGATTCTTGGCCACCTTTTCTTTTTTTTCTTTAGTAGCCATAATTATTTAAGATTTACTGGTTTGTCTGCGACCTTCTTTGTTGTTTTCTTGGTTGCCTTTGCCAACTTACCATCTAATGCTTCCTTCTTTGTTGGAGCTTTTTCTTCTTCTTTTGGAGTTTCAGCTTTCAAAGCTTTCTCATTACTCCACTTGAATTGTTTTGTACCCTGACAAGCTTCAATAATTTCACTGAAGTTTGGAGGAACCATTGCACCGAGCTGTTCTGTACGGTCCTTCGCTTCGTAAGTTTCTGAAGGTTGAACACGAATCAATCTTTTTGTTTCTCCTTCGATAGTAACAGCTTGCATATATCCAACGACATCAACGAAAGCAATAAGCTCTTCTGAAATCTTTGTCATTATCTTTGGACGTTTTACCAATGTACCTTCAACATCTTTCTCATCAACGTGAGCTATGATCAAAAGGTTTACTCCTGAATCACGGATTATCTTAAGTGTTGAACGCATTGTATCTTTAAGCCAACCCCAACCGGCCATCGATGGTGAACCATCTGATTGAACAAGTTTTCTATCTGCTTTGGCCACCATGAAGTTTTTTAACTTCTCCATCAATTCACCAATAGGGTCAATGATAATTGTCTCGTATTCTCCACTCTTGGCTATATCAAATATGCCTTGCATATCGGACCAACCTGAAACGTGAGCTACATCTATTTTAATACCTCTCAAACCGAAATACTTTGAACCATTTTCACAATCCACTAATAAAGGTTTTGGAGCTGTTGAAGCGAAGGTACTTTTCCCTACTCCTCCATTTCCATACACTAACATTATTATACTTGGCTTTGCCTGTGGATCATCACTTTTTGTTATTTTCATAATTTTATACTTTCTTACTTTTTTAATTTATTACAATCTCGACATTGTAACTATTGAACCGGAGCGTCAATCTTGAATCCATTTGCTATACACATATCGGATTCTGATTGAGTAAGGAAGAACTTTTCTTTGAACTCTTTCGATTGGCTCTCTAACTTATAACACTCAACCATTGATTCTTTTTCTATCCCAACGACTAACACATAAATAAAAATAACAACCGCTCCAATTAAGGAGATGATTGTTATTATTGTCTTACTTGTGTTTGTATTTATCATATTGTTTTTGTCTGTGAATCTTAATGCCTTTTAGGAAGGACTAACCCGACTAATTATTTATAAATTATCACCGATCAGAGTATCAATCTTAATGAGGATTTGGCGAACCGCTTCCCCTGTCATATTGAATATCTTTCCAGTTTCTTCGTTGCTTCTGGTAATACCATCATCGATTCCATGTCTAGTACGGTAAACAACTTTATCTTTTGCACTAGCTGAAATCTTTAATAGTTTTTTGGCTAACTTTTCTCTTTTGTTTGCTGTAATCATTGCCTATATATCATATCATAGGCACAAGTTCTTTGCAAGTATCGTGTCAAGCTTCATGTGGATAAACTAATTATACCCTTATATACTTTAATTTTTCATGTCTACTCTCATTTTATTGACAACATCTTTTTTCATAAACTCCGGACGATATTTCCTAAATAACTTTGTAATTTCTGGTTTCGATAATGGCTTCACTTCCGGAGCTGATAGAGCCAATTTCTTTTGCTCTTCGATCAAAGCTTCCTTCCATGGTTCATGTCTCACTGGTGTATTTGGTTCTCGTGATTCGTACCACGTTCCATTCTTAATAAACATTTTTGGCCGTGCTGAATCGATGAAGTTTTTGTACTGGTCCATCGAAAGTATTTTAACTATGTCTGCGGAGTTCAACATCATTCCTAGAAATGGGAATGCAATCAAACCTCCGGCCTGCCACTGCTTCATTGATTCATTGAAGCGAACTTGAGTGAACTCAATCTCGTGAATCTGGCCGTCTCTTTCTATTATATAAAAATATGTTTTCATAATTTAATTTATTACTGCGATTGATTTTGCACGACTATTATATTTATCATTGTAACCGGCGAGGTCATCGTTCCAACATTCATTTCCGAGGAATACCGGAGGAGCTTTGATGAATCCTTTCTTCCATCGGTCCGTCTTCTTGGCTTCTTCTACGAAGGCCAATATCTCTGGAAGTTTTGAATCAAGTTTCTTTGCTTTCCATTTATCCTCGGCTTTCTTTTTTAATTCTTTCTTTGGATAAGAAGACCAGAAGAGGGCGAATGCGTCGGGTACTCCCGACTGTATCTCTTCTGATTTAGTATTATGTTTATCTAGTATAATGATACGTTCAGTTTCGTGAACGGTAACCGTTTTGTTTGGTGAACGGTAGCGTTCATTCTCGTGAACGGTAGACAAAAATAAACTATCTATTTTATCGGTGAGACGAACAAATAATCTGTCACCATTTTTGATATCTGTCTCAATGAATCCTTCTTCTTTTATTCTCTTAATTCTAGGGGTCAATGCACCTTTCGATTTGATTCGAAGTAATGGCATATCTCTTAATAATTGTGAGTAGTTAATCCACGTCATACCATCGATTCGTTGTTGTTCAATTTTGTAACTCTTCGAGCCACACATTGTTATAATCCAATCGAGAATCGCACAGTCCGCTAGATCAAGAATTGATTCGCTTAACACTAACTGATTTATATTTATATTATATTTCATAAACACTATTCTCGTATCCCCACCACCTTATAAGAGATGGGGAGACGGGAATATATAAGGTTTGTAATTTGTACTTTCGACTTGTACGCCTAACATAATAACATTAACATAAGATGAACCGCAAGCTTGAACTTGTGTATAACTTGTGGCATAAAGTGTGAATAACTATTTAATACCATATAAATGACGGTCTTTTTTAATAAAAATTAAAGAAGCACGAGGAT